ATACCTGAATAACCAGAAACCCCTAAGGAACCTGATATACCAGAATAACCGGAAAAACCGCTATAGCCTGAAATACCAGAATAACCGCTAATACCTGAATAACCACTAATGCCTGAAAACCCTGATGAAGAAGCAGCGCCCGGCTGACCACTATACCCGCTTATACCAGAATAACCAGAAATACCTAAAGCTCCTGAGTAGCCTGAAATACCTGAATACCCCGACGTGCCTTGCGGACCACTATAACCCGAACCACCGGCTGTACCGCTAAAACCAGAAATACCAGAATAACCAATTGTACCTGAGTAACCTGAATAACCAGAAGTACCAGAATAACCAGACGTGCCTTGCGGACCACTGTAACCGCTTATACCACTATACCCGCTAATACCGCTGTACCCACTTATGCCGCTATAACCACTACCTCCACTATAGCCGCTACCACCACCAGTGCCAGAATAACCGCTCGGACCAGAATAACCGGAGACACCACTAAAACCAGAAATACCTGAGTACCCGGATGTTCCAGATCCACTATACCCTGAAATACCACTATAACCACTATAACCGCTAATACCACTATAACCGCTTATACCGCTATAACCGCTTATACCGCTATAACCTGATATACCAGAGTATCCTGAAATACCAGAGTACCCTGAAGTACCGCTTATACCACTATATCCTGAAATGCCTGATCCGGAATATCCCGAAAAACCACTATATCCAGAACCGGCGGCGGAACCCTCTAAACCAGAATAACCTGAATAACCGCTAATACCATTTAAGCCGCTAAAACCAGATCTGCCTGAGTAGCCGCTAAAACCACTATCTCCGCTAAATCCGGAATAACCGCTAAAGCCGCTTACACCACTAAAACCTGAATAGCCTGAATAACCGGAAGCCGAAGCAGAGCCTGCTTGTCCAGAATAACCTGAATAACCTGAAGTATTATCCAGGCCGGTTATCATCGATGTATGAACTTTATTTAAAGTAGGCATAGGTTAACGTGGTACTACAAGTACATTGGTATTTATTGGAGGGGGTTCTACAAATGTTATGGTTTTATTAGGCAAACTTACACTATAATTTGTATTGGGTATTTGAGTAATACCATCGACAGTAACAATATAGCTATTAGCATCAGATGATGTTATATCTGGTGTAGAAAAAGTTGTGGTTGTACTGTCGCCAACAAATGTATAATATGTAGCTGCCATAGATTTATTAAGATGTTGCTGCTGCGCTTATAACTTCTGCTATTAAATAATCTACTGGAATATCATAATCACCAGAAGTGTAAAGATCTATAGAAACATCAGGTTCCTGTTGAATATATTTACTAGGTAAAACATTTGGGTCTCGGTCCAAATAATTACTAGTATCATATAATTCTTGTATTTCTATAGTAAACGTTTTTGATATGTCTGGTAATAAGGGTAAAACATTTAAAATATTAGGGTCAGTAATAGTAAGACTTGTAACAATAGACGCATTAGCTGTGGTTTTACGAGTGAAAGCATTAAGAAGATATGTATAAAATAAACGCTCTAAAGATACATTAGTACCTACTAGATTATATTTTAATTTAGTATAACCAATTTGATTACGTTTATTAGCTAAATACACTGCAATATCCTTCATACGTCGAGCATATGCTACGATTACTGCCTGTAAACTAGTATCGTTATCTATTATAACATTTTCAAAAAATAATTTTTCAGCAGGAGTGCGAGGGGCTATGCCGATCTCTAATAAAAAGTTTTTATAATACTTTTTTACAGCATCTATTGCTTTAACTTGCTGCTCATTATTATTAATATACCAATTTCTTACGTAACTAGTATAAAGTTTAAAAGCATCATTAGTTGCAACGTTTTCATTACGAGTTTTCCAATCTTGAAATGAATACGGTTTAATTTTATCTCCTGCTGTTGCAGTAGTTATAGTGTTAGAAGCAGCAGTAATTAAAGTTGAAGAGGCCATGTTATTCGATTAAACCTAAACCTTTATGAATGTTAAAATTAAATATTTGTTCAAGTCTACCACCATCTTTTACCCAGTCTACATTAGAAGAAACATGCTCAGATAGAGTTGTGTATTCATCATCCCAGTTAATAACACCCTCGGCTTGAGTTAAATTAGGGGTAGAATCGTAAACGTAGAATTTATAGTATAGTTTTATTGGGGTCTGTAATCCCGAACCAAAAAAGGCGCTTAGTGGATAAGATGAAAGCGGATATGTATTAATTGGATATGCAGTAGTAGGAAATAAGTATTGTAAATTAAGTGCTGTTACTACTGAATATGAAGTAATAAAAGGTACTTCTATAAGTTCAAAATATTGAGAATTGACAATACTGTTTACAACTATTTTTTGACCGGCTGAAACTATAGCAGTGTCTATATTGTAAGCAGTTAATATTCTACCTAAGTTTGAATGAGCTGAAAGAGTAAAATCTCTATTAAATAATGAACGAGCACCCCAAAGTTTGCTTTGTGGTATAGAAAACGTATCAAAGACCTGTCTTAAAGCAGGCGGAGATTTAAAATTATAGTTATCGTATTCTACTTGTAAAGATTTGGCTATAGAATAAAATTCATTTATATTACAAGTTACGGGGTCAGCAACATTAGCTGTAAAATTAGCTATTTTTTCGTATATTTTTGTACCAAAATTTTCATCAACTTCTGCGCTAGTACCTGCAACAGTAGTTAAATAACTATCAAAGAATACTGAGTTTTCATTAATAGTTGACTGTAAAGCATATTGTTTTAAAGTCGGTCCGTAATCAAACCCTTCATTAAATTTACGAGAGTAAAGAGTGTTATAAAAATCAATTACTTGTATTTGCGCGCTAGACCCAGATACGGGCGCGGTAACTATATTACCCGGTATAATTAAAGTGTTTGGATTAAAACCACTTAAAGGGCTTGCAGATGGATCTAAAACGTAAGTAATACCGCCTTCAGAAGTCGAAAGATTAATAGGCGCTATACCTGAAAGTTGCATAGTGCCTACTGAGTATGGAATAACAGTAGTTTCAAACCAGCCGCCTGTATAATTAGCATCATCATTATAACGAACAAAAGAACCAGATGCAAAATTACTTAATACTGCTATTGTGCCTATAGAATTTGCGCTTAAAGATAAAGGTCTATCATTAAAAGTAGCTATAGCTGAATTGGTAGGAGAGCTGTTAGCAGAAAGAGAAATATTAACTATATTACCTGTATTAAACTGATTAATTAACCCGACATAAGGTAACTGTAACAAAGGTTTGTCAGACAAATACGCTCTAGTATCAGTATAGATAGGGCTATTAACTGTAGTAATGAATTTACTTTCAACACGAGGCCAATACGTAGGGTATAAAGGTAAATAGCCATCAAGAGTAAAAGAAATGTGATCTGGTACTAATGCTTGTATGTAGTATTGACTAGAAAGAGCGACTAAAGAGTTAGAATATGAAAAAGAATTACCATATTCAAATTTTTGCGGGTTATATATTTTTTCAGTATTATATCTAATCCATAAAGTGGGTGTATTTATACCTGCTGATAAAGTATATACGTAACCCAAACCACTATCATATGTAGTTATAACAGTTGTATACTGAGATGGAAGATCATCAATATAATAAAAATATATTGTACCGGTATGCCCTACTAAGACCCCGTTATCTGAGCGTACACCAGATGATAAAATACGAACTTCAGTACTAGTTAGTGGGGTATAAGAAGTAAAAATGTCTCCGTCTTCTGTATCTGTGCTAGGTATAGTGGTAAACCGCCATTGGGGTCTTAATCTACTATATTGAGACGGTAAAACTTCAGAAGCAGGTTGAGAAAAAGAATTTTCTGAGTAAAAATCAAAAACAATACTACTTAATACGGTACTATTAGCTGTAAAATTAAACGCAAGCGGTATAGCACCGCTAACAGTACCTGATTTGCATGACTGATAACCGTGCCAAATTGCTCCATACGTACCGGGCTGTCCAGAACTTAAGTCTGGCCATGCGGTATAATTCCAAGTAAGATTATCTGTTAAATAATTACCTGCAGTTATAAGAGTTGAAAATGTTAGCTGCTGAATGCCAGGCCCGATTAAATTAAAATCAGTACTACCTATACGTAAAAGTAAAGATGAGAGTGTATCAGTACCTGAACTACCAGAAACCGAAATAAAACTGTTATTAAAATTAAAAGCTCCAAGTTTTACTTCGTATATACCGGGCCAGTCATACGTGTGTTGTACGTTATATCCCAGTTCGTATGTTCCGTCACCAAACCACCATATTAAATAGTATGTTTGAGTTACAGATGCTTCATTGAATCCTTCGTTAGGTACTACAGAGCAAGTAAAGGGTGTTGCTTTAGTAAAACCGCTTAACGGTAAACTAGAAAGTCCTATTACCGAAATGCCTGATATACTATTGCTCTGTAATAAAGCCATCTTTAGAAGTTAATAATAGACGTTGTTTGGCTTAAACCTGGTAATATTACCACTCTAGCCATTATTTCCTCTATTCTATCTAAATAGATGGTTTGAAAATCAGATAAAGTAAACGTTTTGGTAGTTACAGTAATGTCTTGTTCAGGGTAAGACGGATTCCATACTATTAAAGATACTCCGTTTGTAACGACTCCATTATTTTCAGTTGTAACAGTCTTAACGCCATCTATAGAAAGAATTTGATTAGTTAATTCATTAGGGTTAACGGTTGATCCTAAAACCGCGCTTACCGGATCAAAATATGTAGTAAGAATAGTTCTAACTTTGTCTTTAATTACAGAGGGTACAACTTTAGCATTATCATTTAATGCTACAACCAAAGTAGAGCTTGCAACATCAGTCAATGTAAGTTGTTGATACTGGGTACCTATAGAAACAGCTTTATAAACCGGGTCCATTATAACGACCTGAGAGGTAAGCATCTTTTTATCTTCTACGTTAGAAATAATAAGCTGTTTTTGAGCAGGGGTTAAATAACTAACGTAGTTAACGTTTAAAAGTTTTGTTGCTTTAGGTAAAGCGTAAACATAAACATTATTAAAATTACAGCTATCAGCAAAATTAACTTGGTTATATAATACTCTATAATCACTGCCCGGGTTTGTAAGACCTATATCGTAAAGATATTTTATATGATTAGTAATATAGCTGTTATTGTTATAAACTTTAACATCATTAATAATATTTGCAAAAGCAGATTTTATATAAGATACAAAATCATTTGGAGTTACTAGACGAAATTGAGATTTGAATGAAGCAGGCGCGTACTTACGTATACTATCTACCGACTCTATAGGAGTATAAGAAGTAGAAAGATTGTCGTTGGTATAGTTTAAATACGTTATATTAACATCGGTTAATAAAGTTAAGTCTGAACTTATTACATTAGCTGCAATTTGATTAAACTGTATAGTATTATAAAGAGCAGCTTGGCGACCGTTTATTGCTCCGGTACCTACTTCTCCTGCAGCACCGAGTGTTTCTAAATAATAAACTGCAATAATATCGTTAAGTTTTAACTGGCGACCGTTAATATCATCTCCAAATTTAATTTCGTAATTTTTATTTTCGTTTAATCTTATTTCAAACTTAGCCGCGGTTGCGTTCTCTAGATAAAGAGATTCAGTACGAGACCACTGGGACCAAAGACCGGTATCTATATCTTTTACATAAACGTCAATATTAAAATGATCTATAATATTATTGTTACCTGGTATTATAAAAACTATTTCATTAGACTCTCCTCTAGCAGTATAAAGAGGATATTCAATATACTTGCCCTGGTATAAGAGATATTGATTACCTACTTCAGTTAAAACCTGCAAACCTGTTACTGTTTTTGTAAAAGTAACGTCTGTGTTAAAGGAATAAGGGGCATTGCCTGCTCTAATAAAAGTGTAGCGAGGTATTGTGTATGTGCCTGTACCTAACTGCGAAGTTGCTGAAACTGCAAAACTTAAAGTTGGAGCTTGAGCGCCTACTGGAGAGTAATTAAGCTGTTTAACAATACGGTTAATATTTTCATATAACTGCGCTTCATTAAACATACTTTCAGTAGCAGTTTGATTCATGTAATACATTAATGTATGAAATGAATATGAAATAATATTGTTTATTGCATTGAGGTTAGACCCTTCGTAAGCCTGATCGGTAAAAAGACCACTGTTAGACAGTTTAGTACGAATAAAATCTTTTAACGAAACAGCATCAAATGCAACGTATTCGTTTTTACCTATATTGAGATCTGTTGAATCTGATGCTGTGTTCATTTTATACTAATAAAGAAAAACCTTCTTTGTTGAGAGTTCCTACTACTTGTACGTTTTTGTTAAGAGATGGCACTGAAATACTTAATGTAACTATGTACATTTGCTCGTCGGGGTTTAAGTCTATGTTAACGTTTTGTACTCTTACGCGGGGTTCGTAGATTGTAACGTCTTTAACTATTTTAGCACCTATAATACGGGCTATAGTCGATGATACCGGTTCAAACAAGTACTGTAATAAATTTAATCCATAATCAGGATTTAACAAATTTTGGCCAGGTAGGGTATTAAACAAAGTCTTAATAGAATTCCTTATGGCATTCATATCGTAATCTGCTTTAACATCTGTATCTACTGGATTAGTAAAATCTAAATGTAAATCTGAATATAAATACTTGTTGGTAGTTATTTCTGTTTTTTTGAAAACATTAAAAGTAATACTTGCCATTTTTAATACTTAGGAATAGATAATAAAAACCATAAGTAATATTACATATTTTATGAAGAACAGCAAATTTGTCCCTCTCTATGAGACTATATACAACCGTTTTAAACAAGGTCACGGATTCCTCGAGGGAGATGTTGTAAAACTTAAAGACGGCTACAAGTCAGCTGATAGCTATAAACAGCTGCCTGAAACTATCAAGCAGCGTTTGGAAGATATAGCTAAATCTGGTATGAATATGCGCTTAGGTAGATTGCATACTCCAGATGCCCAATATGGTTCTTTTGGCTATTTAAATTTACCGGCCACCCATGCTGACCTTTATCAAGAAGTTGCTCCAGGTAATTTTGGTAATTTAGTTACCATACCTTTAGATATTGTTGAAACTATTGATACCGGTGTAAACCTACCTTCAGTATCCGATGCAGTAAAAGGAGATTCAAAAAATACTACATATCAACAACCTGCCAAAAAATCTACAAGAAAAAATCCAGCTACTGATGAACAGACTAAAGTAGGAGAGGATCAAACACATGCTAAAAAGGGAGATTATAAGCTGCCTGAAAAGAACGCTAATAAACTTCCAGGGGCAAATAGTTATAATGATGAAAAGCCATCTAAATTTAAAGCTTTACCAAAAAATCAAACTAAGCCAAAAACTCTAAAAGAAAACGTAGAAGCTCTAGAAAATATTTACGCCCAAATTCTTACTGAAGATACAGCTGTTGCAGCTGGAGATGTTTCAGAAGGAGACGAAAAGTTATTATTCGGTAAAAGACAGCAAGTAGAAGAAAACATGGTAAAACCAGGATGCTGGAATAGAGAGACAAAGACAGCTATTGATGAATGTTGGAATGAGGATGGTTCTCTAAAAGATGAATGCTGGTCTAATAAACCAATGGACGAAAACTCTGAAAAAGCAGCCTTAGCAAGTAAATTGTCCAGACAAGCTTTAGGGTTAGAAATAGACGAAACAGGGGAAGCTTTAACTAAAGAAGCCCCTGCAAAGCCAGGTAACTCTAACGATCCCTTTTACAACTGGCCGCCTTGGGCTAGTGCAGAAGCTGAGCCAAAGCAATAAGGCAGCTGAAGAAGTTAATTTCTTGATCCATCACTAAAGAACTTTTATAGAGACTTTCAGAGACTTGCAGTAATGCAAGTCTCTTTTTATCTTCAAACAAAGAACTTTTATAAATAGCATTAAAAAGGTCTTTAAGTAATTTAGGATAATCATTGCCGAACGTCTGCTCACTTTCAATGACGAGTTTACGCAAAGACATGAGATCTTCTCTATCTATAACTTTGTTTAAAATCTCTTGAGCAAACTCCTCGTTATTGATAGTGCCTTTAATACCTAGTTTACCGTCAATAACGTTACGCTGTACGTAATTAATAATTTTACGTAGATCGGGGTAGTTATAACGTATTACTTCTTTAAGATGTTCAACTTGCTCTCCGTCAAAAGCTATCTGCTCATTTTGAAGAATAAAAACTATTCTCTTAGCATATTCTCTAATAG